TTATTTTCCCTTTTTGTAAAGCGTCGACATATTTTTTTCATTCTTTTTAACTTGACGAATCCCCACCTTGTTAAAGTGAATGACTAGCATTTCATCTCGTGGCACCATCACTTCCATGATAATACCTCAACACTTTATCCAAAACCGTAAGAAAATTTATCTGGCAACTCTTTACCCAGCTTAATACTTTTAGTTAAAGTATCTTTTACAAACGAAGCGAATTGTCCTAAATCATCTCCTGTGTAGCTATATTTTAAAGTGGTTTTGTCAACTGTTGCGATACCTTGGCATTCTCCACTAACGGCAGAATATTGTCTCATAGCAGTACCATCTTCTATTTTACGCATAGTAATAATTTGTTTATCAATCTTCGCCATTTTCGCTTGCCTCCTGATAATTAAATTTTAGGTTAGCTCTTTTATGAGCTTCGTCATAATCCATTTTTAACTGATTCATGTAGTATGATTCAAGGCTTTCGTGCTGTAGCATCAATATATCGTATTCCTTTGGATTACCCAAGTACAATCTTTGAAAACTTTGAGCCATGTCATAGTGCGGATAAAAGTTCATCATCCTCTCTTCAAAAGCTTCAAAATCCCACAACAAATACTGGTTATCCAAAATATGTTCCAATGCTTTTGATACTGTAGAATGAGGAAGGTTACTACTTTTCACCATTTTTTCTACAACATCTGCACGATTAGAATTTTTCAGTTGCTCATAGTATTTTATCGCAAAATCACTTTTTTGCTTTTCTACATCTCCACGAGCCTCACTTATTGAACCACTAGAGACTAAAGAGTCCAACTTATCCATACCCCGATTATACACCTTTTCCCCGTCTTTCGCAACATACTTGCTAGATTGGTTTTTATTATTCATATCAGCATGTAAAAACTCTTCATCTCTACCTGAGTGCTTTGTACCTTTCCTGAAAACAGGCACTGTCGTACACCGACAGTTAGGATGAAACGGTGGTGCGTTCAATGCTGGAACTAGTTCAGATACTTTTGCAGTCTTGCCGTTAAATGGTTGACAGATTTTGCACGCCTTTAATTCAGTCATGACTTCGAACCATTCAACGCCATTCGCATCATAGTTAGCTTTCTGTGCCTCTGAATAAACCCTTGCTGATTCCGTTACTGCCAATCGTCTAGCGTAGCCATACGAGACATCAAACTCTTTCCTAAGATTGTTAATCAGAACGTTTGTGCCTCCACCTCTTAACACAGTATCAGCAACGCCTTTCTTAACAATTTCACGCAATTCATTCTGCCTTGTCCAATGTCTCCCTGGCCAAGTAGCACCATTGAAATTGGCGTATATAATCGTATCCGCTGATACCTTTGAAGCCTCAAAACTACCGAGCGTCATATTCAAAACACCAGCACTAAAAAGATTCTCTCGTCTGATTGATTCAGTCAAATGCTTATCTATGATTTCAAACTCACTCAAAGCCAAATCATACTGATGTAGCTTGATATTTGCTTGCAACACTTCAAGACGACTTGTTTTCATCTTAAGATTATACAATCTCATCAAGTCGTTTTCTGCTTTTGTGAAATCCTCGCTCGTTACTTTCTGACCACGTTGCCTCATGCGATTAGCACGTTCAACTAACTGTCTAGCCTTAAACTCGACATTGACCATATCGAGCCTATCTGCTCTCTGTTTAGCTTCTAGTTTCGTTATACCCTCTTTATCAGCATATCTTTGCCAAAAACTATCAATTTCTTTCTGAATATTGTTAGCGTGTTGTTGATAGACACCGTTCAGTTGATAAGCTACTCTCTTATCTGCTAGTTCCCTAGCCTTTTCTTCAGCACGATACCTATCTTCCCAGTACTTATTTGTCAACATCTGCTATAACTTTCTGACTTTCATCCATTTCAGCGTCTGAGTAGATTTTTTGCTTTTCCAAACGAGTTTCAAGGTCGCCCATAGCTTCCTCTTCTTTCTCCATTCTTTCGATTTCTTTCTGTGGATCATCGATGATAGATAAAACAGATAGCTTGGTTTCTTCAGATACCTGTCCAGATAACTGTCCGACAATCTGCGCTTCTTCAAGAATGTTTCTTGGTACATTCCTGGTAAACGTATAAGTCAAACCAGCACACGCATCCTCGGATACGGTTGTCAAAGGTACGCTGAACACAATTCGATACAAGCTATTGAATGCAGATTGTAGCTTCCTGTCTTTCATCCGAGCAAGGTTATCCATCGCTTGCAATTTAAAAGCAAGAGCAGTACCGGATGAATTTCCAAACTCAGATTCGGACATGTTCGCAACCATTGAAATAGCAAAGATAGACTCTTTCAGCAAGCTAATAAGGTTTTCTTGTGTCGTGTCTGAACTTGGTTTCTCAAGGAAATTGACTTCAGGCAAAGGTCCGTCGCCATTCTTCCAAAGATTAAAAATCCTGTTCTCTCTGATTTGACTAGCATCTTCATCTTGTAGTTCGACACCCAACACTTTCAAGTAAGCATCTGCGAAATAATCTACATCATTCGCTTTCTCACTTGCAGCCTTATTTAAAGCATTAATTAAGGTCTTTACGCTTTCAAAAATACTCTGACGTTCTTCATTCTCAATCAATTCAACAACTGGGATAGAATTATAGATATGCTGAGTACGCTCACCAAATTTTACTGACCCACCAGTTGAAAACGTAGCCTCAATCACTTCGTCATTCGTGATAACTTGTCCGACACCTGTTTGGCTATTCTCATTAAACGTGTATCTTACTGCGAATAACGGGCGCTCTTCAATGCTATTATCATGTACGATGAACATGTTGATTGGACTGTTATAAGTCGCTCTAGTCTGCTTGTACTCGTCTTGGTATACGTAGATGAACGCATGACCAAATACGCTAGACATCTTGGCAAGTTCAAACTCTGAATCTTCCATATCATTAATCTTACGGAAATCGGCGACAAACTTGTTCACATTTTCGTCTTCGTGCTTAATTTTAACTGGAACACCGATTTGATAACCTGTGAACGTATCAACAATATATTTTGCGTAATTAAAAACCAGACGATTGTCCGGCTTCCAACTATCTTTTTTAGGCATCTTCAAGACTTCATGTTGTGAGAGATACATATCCTCGCTCTCAACATAGTTCTTGACTAGTTTGCTTATGTGTAGCCTAATCGCTTCAGTAACGACTTCTTCAGCCACTTCATCGCTTGTTGTCGTAATGACCTTGCGTTTATTAACAAAAACTTTTGCCAATTTTTAAAAACCTCCTTTGAAAAGTTTGATTTTTGTTTTATATATCCTATCTTGCAAAGCGTACCTAATCGCATCGATGCAGTGATTGTAGCTATCTACTGGCTCGTTGATATACTCGTTTGTCTTCTTGTCTTTCTTCCAAGTGTAATTTTCAAGTTCTTCAATTAGCTTCACACATCGCTCATCGACTACCCAATCATACTGAAGTAAGTATTGTATGCCCTGCATGACTGATCCAGGACCTTTCTGCACATCAACAACCCGAGGGATTCCAAGATTTCGCAATTCTTGATTCGATTTCTTTTCAGCACTATCTGCTCTGATTTCCTCCTTGGCATACCCAAGGGCCTTAATACTTTCTGCAATCTTGTCATTTGTCAATCCCTTTCTTACGAATTCCTCAACGACATATAAAAGCTTATTCGTATCATCTATCCTTACATGAAGCAAGGCTGACGGGTCATTGATGAATCCATAGTCAAGACCAAAATAAGCTGGTAGATGCGCCCATTCGCTTTTATTCAGTAACCGCTTCTCGTATTTCGGAAAGACTAGCTTGTCCAGAGTTGCGAACTCGCCCAAAGCGTAAATCTTATAGTACGCTTCGTTCCTGTTGGCCAGTTCCTCGATATTCTCAATTGTGACCTGGTCTAAAAAACGATTATCTTTGTAGGATGTGTGATAAACAACCGTATTTTTTGGTTTTTTAACAAAAAAAGCGTTGTAGGTCCAGTTGACTTTTGAAACTGGGTTAAACATCAAGAAGATTTGCTTCTGTTTGTGCTTCTTATCCCTGAGACGAAGCGTAAGCTGCGTGTAATCGTCTAGCGTGAACTCAGAAGCCTCTTCCATGACCACATCAGATACTCCCTTGATTGATTTTATCTTCTCTGGGTTGTCCAGTCCTTTGAAAATGAACTGAGCACCGTTTGGCAACTCTATTCGGTATGCTGAATTGTTGACCTTGCACTTGTCGAGTAACTGCCATTTATCCAAACATTGCTTCACATCTTCGAAAATGGAGTCATACACAGTAGATCCAACTTTACGCAAGAATAGAACCTTGCGTGGATACTTCCAATCTTGGCAAGCCTTGTATACTACCTTCTGAATTACACCGTGACTTTTGCCTGATGAAGCCCCACCGTAGTGAACTTCAGTAAAAGTAGAATAGTCATTGAGCTTGTCATAGATATGCTTATTAAAAACTCTGCTAGGATATTGAATGACAATATTGATTTTGGGTCTAGTCTTCGTCAGCATCCCAATCACCTACCTTGATTTCTATAGTTCGTTGAGTGATATCGATGTTGTTTTGATACATTCCTAACGTTTTTGCGTATTTATCCGATGCTGACAACATCACAGATAAATCAGGAGGAACTTCCTTAACCGACTGATAACCTTCTCCATCACCAACAAGTTTGATATCTTTAATTTCACGCCTGATAATTTTTGCCCAAAACTGCTGAATGTCCATAGAATTGAGCAAAGAGAGCTCCGTCCTGCGCTCGTCGAAGGCATTTTTTAGTTTTTCAACGACTGGTGGAATATGTAGGAACTTTTCAGACCCAGAGAGCATTTTATGTGCAGTTGTGTGGGCGCTTTTCTCACTAAAACCAGCTTCTTTTGCTGCTTGCGTAGCGTTTTGGAAACCATTAGCCATGTAAGCCAGCACAAAGGATTTTTGTCTATTCCTAGAGGCAGGCCAGTCTGACATCAAATCCATAGCATGATTTTTTAATTCTTTGACAGCCATTTCTTCACGTTCATTCATTGCTACCTCCTTTCACAACACAAAAAGCCACACGCTTGTGTGACCCTTTGTAAGACCTCTCTCTGCGAATTAAAATCTCAATTGGAACGACAGGATTCGAACCTGCCTACGTTTCAGACCCTTTATAGTCATATCGCTCCACCAACTGAGCTACGTTCCAACTGCAAGTAGACTACAAACTTGCGTGTTAATTAGTAATCAATTTGAAAGTTTTCCTTTTTTTATTTTTTTGTAGTCTTTAAAACCTCTGAGGGAATCAAACCCTCTAGCTTATAACTTATCCGGAGTATAATTAGCTACGCAATCATGCAAGGTCCTGTCGCTCCGCAACCATTTTTAAGTTAATGAGTGATATATGAATGCTAAGCCTACTGCCTACCCCATTCTGGGACACAAAACACTCAAAGGAGAGTGTGGGATTTGAACCCACGGACCGCACATAGGCGACCACCCGTCTAGCAAACAGGCGCATTCAACCTGGCTCTGCCAACTCTCCATGTTAAGGGAAGGCTTACTGCCTTACCCTTAATTCTTGATACTACCATTCTAACAGATTTTAGACTTCATGCACACTCACTTTAGCTCACTTTGTCTATGATAGTCTCCTCTAATTCAGACTCAGCCTGTTTGCGTAATCTGTAATAAGTTGCCTTACTAATTCTCAAATTGTCGCAAATATCCTCAATGTAGGTCTTAGTAATGTAAGTCATTCTGAGAATAGACCTGCTCTTTGGATTTTTAAGCCTGTTAATCATTCTACCTAATTCAAGTTTCCTGTTAATAACTTCTTTAGTATCCTGTTCTATAGCCTCTTTCATCACGACAAGCTGAGTATAAACATCATCAACTTTTCTAGTCTGTCCGCCTTGGACTTTGACGTCAGTCCACTTGGGGCTTGAGAGCAAACCTGCCTCAAGCTCATTGATTTCATCTATACGGCTTTGGATGTCCATGTCCAGATCCTGTAACTCTTTCAAGAGTTCTTTAGCCTTGTTCACTCTCTGTCTCCTTTGTGATATAATAGTATTTGCGAGAACTATTAGCTGAGACAGAGAATGTCTTGGCTTTTTTTATTTTATTCTTTATTCGTGATCACACTACCTGCACCGTTGACAGTGACCCAGCCATGCTTCTCTCTGGCTTCTGCTTCTTTCATACGGATAAGGTTGTCTGTGATTGAGTCTGACTTAGCTTTGTTGGCCTTGGCTTCACCTTCTGCTTTGATGATACCTGCGTCTGCTTCTGCTTGAGCTTGAACTTTCTTGGTATCAGCTTCAACTTTTGCTTTTTCTTGTTCCTGCTTAGCTGTATCGATTTCCTTTTGTTTGACCGATTCATTTTTGATCGCTGCTTCAATCTCATCGCCTGCGTCTTGGTCTGTAATGGTAAAGGATACAAACTCCAAATCGTAAGACTCAAATTTTTCTTTAAGAGCTTTATCAATTGCCTCATAAACTTCAGTACGCTTGTCACCGAGAATATCATAAATATCGTAATTTCCTGTTACAGATTCAATAGCACGCTGAACAGCAGGAGATACTACACTATTATTCACGTTTTCTAAGTCTGTGTAATTAGAGAAGACCGTCATAGCCTTTTCCTTATTGACACGATATTTCACATCAATATTGGTGTTGAGCCACTGACCATCTTTAGTCTGAGTCGTGATTTTCTCCATTGTTTTTGTTTGAACAGATGTAGATAAGGTGTAGACTTTGTCAATAAATGGCATTTTTAGATGATATCCTGTTTGCAGGGTATTTTCTTGCACACCTCCAATTGCGCTAACTTTAACTCCAACTGTATTAGCTGGGATACGTTTCACAGCTGTGAGACGAAAAATCCCAAGTGAAGCAACAGCTGCAACTGTAATGATACCGCCCTTAGCAAGTTTTGTAAGTGTAGTTTTTCCTGTTTCATGATTGTATTGTGTAAACATTGTTTTTACTCCTTTTTTAAATTATTTTCCCATCAAAAACTAGTGTTATTGTACCTGTACCATCTTTGTGTTTAGATACTAAAGCGCGACAATCTGAGCCCAATTCAATGCCCTCAACTGTGATACTGCGCTTTATCCTATCAACATTGATGATTGTTCCCATTAATGTTTTAATTCTCATGTTCCATCTCCTCGATAAGCCAGTCGAGATTCTTTCGTGCTTTCTTCAGGTCTTCGAGACCGTTTTTCTTTTGGAACCGTAACTGGTACTTCAAGGCATTTCCAAGATAAAAAGCCTTTCAGCTGTTCTGGTGTCATGAAATTTCTTAGAGCATCGATAGATTCCATACCATACCGACCTTGGTAGTGGCTTGGTTTGTTTACGTTATCAATTATTTCTGGGTTCACTCCTTATCCTCCAAAAGCTCAGGGTTTTCGTAGATGTTGCCAATGATTTCTTCATGCTCAGTCCACGCATATCCTTCTCTCAAGTCTTTTAGGTATACAGCTGGCATTCCTCCACAATACGTACCGCCATATTCTTTTTCTATATAGACTTCGTGAAGGCATCCTCTGGTGCATTTGATAATATCTCCGACAAATACCTCTTTACCGTTTTTGTCTTTAAGTCCTGTTGATTGCATGATGACTAGATTATCAACGAAAACATAATCTGGACTAACAAAGACAGAGGATTGGTCAACTACTACAACCTGTCCGCTTTCTGTTATTGCGAAAGTATCTTTAAACATCTCTTTATTTGTGGTATCCCACGCTCTAAATTTTTGTTTCATAATCTCACCTCGTCTCCAATCCTTAAAGATTCATAGTTTGTTTGAGTAACTACGAACACTCCGTAATTTTGTACTGTGATTGTGTGCATGTCGCCTATTTTTTCTTTGTGGACGACTCTGCCTTTAATTTCTGCGCCTTGATTATCCGCCTTGTAGATAACCATCGGGCGCTTTTCTTCTAGTTCTTTAATGTGGATACTCTGCCAGATGTTTAATCCAGCAGATAATAATATCCAGATAGCTATGAATCGTTTCATCACTCCACTTCCTCGTTTTCATTTGGAAAAATTTCTTCAATTTTCTCCAAGGTATATTTTTGTCCATTTTTTATAAATTTTAACCATTCTTCAGATGATATTATCATCCCTCAACCTCCTAAATTGCTAAATGGAACTTCCCACTGATAATCATCATATTCATAACAAACGTTTTTGATAATTTCACCTTTGGAAATTTCAATTTCCTGCGTGAATTCCATGCCACACTCAAACGTAAAAATTTTAATATCAACATCAAACTCACTTGAAATTTCTTGATAATTTTCTGGAATAGCACTCCACGCTTGCTTGAAATTATCCAGTTCGACAATACAAAATTTTTCTTCAAACCAAACTTCTATTTGTTCTTGTTCAATAAACGCTCGTCTTGTTTCATTAATGTAAAAATATAGAGCTGTGTTATTGAATTTAAGCAGAGTGCCATCCCATTTATCTTCTAGCGTCACAGTGTCATTTAATAGCATTTGTTTTAATGCTGATGCAATATTTTCGCTTCTTCCTCTTAATTTAAGAGATCCTTTGGCCCAATTTGGCATTATTCTTCCACCTCCTCAATCTCAATACCTTCACAATTGAAAACCCAGCCAAAGTTGGCTTCTTCAAGTTCTTTGCGGGTGTGGTGTATTTTTGTATCCACATCATTCACATAGATAAAGCGAGAACCGAAATACCAATGTTTTTGGTTCGTGTTGTATTTCAAATAATTATTATGGTCTCCAATCGACTTCGCCTTCACAAAATACCGCTTCTCTTCCTCGACTTCATAGCCGAATTGGTGCATATTGACGAGGGTTTGAAACGAGGTTATTGAACAGTTCATCCATCTTTTAAATTCCGATTCCTCTTGATGATTCCAATTATAGATGTAATCCCAAATATAATGGTTTAAATCATGTTTTTTCTTCTCATACCAATCCGCCACAAATTGCTTTACTTTGACTGGTTGCGGTTCGTCTAGTTGTTCAATGAGTTTAATTACTTCCAAGTAGTCTACAATTTTAGATTTTGGAAAAGGTGTCTCGATAGCAATTTTATTTATTTTTTCAATCAATTTCTGTTTTTTCATTTTTGTACTCCTCTATTTCTACCTCTATCCTTGGATTTAGACTGTAGAACTTGCCTACATCATGCAGAGCTATCTGACCGTCATCCTGAAAGACGATCCCTGACATGCTGTCATAAAGGGCTTTCTCATAGTTGTCAATGTCAGGCTTTTTGCCTACAGGGATAATCTCATCCAGGAGGGCCTGTTGGTTCTTCTTGACCTTTGAGATATACTGAGGAGACTTGATGTAAAATCTAAGCTTTGTCCTCAGAGCTCCCTCAAGAATAGGCTGGCCTATGTACTGATTAGCAATGAGCAGCTGGCAATGATTGCGCCAGGCTTTCATGTCCTTATCTTCATAAGTCGTGGTAAAACTCCCACGCCTTGCAAACCTTGGCCGTGATTGTGGTTTAGGCTCAATGTTCAGGACAAGCTTCATAGCAAGACTCCATGGAATCCCAATTCTTCAAATAGATTCTTTTTGTTTTCTTCAATAAATTTAAAGAGGGTCTGAACTTCTTTGGTATCTTTGGCAAATTCTCCAGCTGCATAGGCGCTATCCAAAATCATATCAACAGATTGTTTAGCTTCTAGCACCAGCTTGTATTCAGGCTCAAATAAGTCGCCGTTTTCATCTAGTGATAGCTGTTTATCTTGTTTTACAAATTCTGCTACTGGACTCCACAACGAGCTCCCGACAATTTCGATATTCTGTTCTGTTTTGCTTGTTACGATTGTAAAAGGCGTATTAATTACCGCTGTTTTTTGCATTTGTTTTTCTCCTGTTAAAAAAGTGTTGTTTGCAAAGGGTACACATCTTCAAATGGCACTCCGACTCTTAGACAGTCTCGTTTGATGTCCAGTGTAGAGATGACGTACTTGACACCATTATTTTTCTTGTCATAGTGTGGATAAGTGTAGCCATCATTTTCTATTTTTTCGATAATTTCAGATTTTGTTTCAGGACAGATTTCTGTCCAGTTGATCCATTCCATTTTTATCCTTCCACGACACCGTACCAGAGATTAGACACTCTTTATCCAACCTGCTAGCAAGTGTGGTTCGATTGTAAATGCCGTGGCTGGTTTCGATACAGTCACTGTAAATATTTTTAATTTGTACGATTTTAAAAAATTCTCCATTTTTTAAAACTTTCACGTAATCGCCTTTTTCAAGTTTCATATTTCCTGCCAAAATCCCACGCCTGCCAATTTGTGAGCAAGGCAAGCGTGAGTGAAATTCTTTACGTCATTCGTCCAAAAGCCACATAAGTGTCACTGACGCATTTTCTAGTTCGCAGTTTTACAAGAATGCACGGCTTGTTGATTTTTGAGTTGTTTCCAAAATGGAAATAGTTGGTTTTTGATTATTTTTTTATCTTTTCTTTTGATTTGATACTTCTCATATTGTTCTCTGAGGGAACTTTGTAAATAATCAATGCTGACGAATGCCAATATTCAGCGCTGACTCCACTATCAGCAACAGCAGATACGTTTGATTGAAATTTGATGTCAATCAACATAATGTCTGGATTTTCGGCAAGCCAGCTATTTATTTGATCATCAATCGCCGCGTCACTTGGGTAGTCGGATGATAGAAATACTGTTTTAATCATTTTATTTCCTCACTTTTCCAAACTTAATAATCACTTTCAATCAAATCATTCAAGCTAACTACTGCATTCAGTTTTTTCTGACTTCTGCAATAATCGCAATGACCACATTTTTTAGGTTCTTTCCGACCTTGGATAACGTCCCAAACTTCTACAATTTCAGACTTGATTTTGTCTAAACCTTCCTCAAGCCATTCATCATCGATTTTCAAAATATCACGATCTGGCACGTTTTCCTTGCTGACAGCTACAATGTATGGTCTAAAATCATTCCCAGTCATTTGTTTCAGCAATTCACGATATAGACCAAGTTGTCCATGGTATCCAAAATTAAGAATATTGTTAACTGCTGCAGGAACTTTCTTTTTAAGTTCTGCGCTCCATTCTTCAGCGTAGATGGACTTCATGGTTTTTAAATCTACGAAATAGTCACGACTCAAGTTGACACTGTCCAGCTTTCCTTTTACTGGCACGCCCTCGATTTCTCCATAAACAATCAACTCTTTTTGAACCTCATCTGACGGATAACCGTGATACAAATGATTAAATCCATCATCGTCCTTTAGGCTTGCAATCATCTTATCGCCGATCACAAAATCAGATTTTAGATTTCCTTTGTTCTTTCCAGTCTTAGCTAGTAACTTGTCACCATTTTCATCCATGAACTGCTGATGCGCTTCGGGACTTTCAAAGTAACTGTGAACATAATTTCCGAGGAGAAGAGGGGTTTCATCTCTCTCCTCAGTCCATTGCCCACTGTCCAAAGCAAATGCCTTCGCTTGGCATTGCTGATACCGTTTAAAGCGTGAGTTGGTCAAGTAGCTTGTATCCTGGTAGTAGCTCTCTTGTGTTAGTTCTTCCATAGCCTACTCCTTAATGTTGGTCGTGTTTCCCTCAAAGAAACTTATCTCTTCCAAAACTTCGCCTGTTTCTTGATCAAAATCTGGAATTTTATCTGCTGGGTATTCTGTAGAAGCTAACTCGTCAGGATTTGCCGTTTTTTCAGCCGTTTTTGGAGGTGTTTCGCTTTCTTCGGTAAATTCTCCATCTACCACGTTGTCGGGCTCTGTGGGCGTGCTAGGAGCTTTTAAGATGTCATCTAATGTTTCAACTTCTTCTCTCACTGGTTCAGCTTCTTTCACTTGGCGCTCGTTATCATACTCATTTTCTGTAGTACGGTTCACAGCATCAATAAATAAGTCATTATCATCACTGGTATTAAAGAACTGTTTAGCCGCACGATTGATAACTGTGCGCTTAGCCATTTCTTGAGGAAAATTATTCTGAACATTCTTTGTTTTTGCTTGTGCCCAAGACTTGTCAATTTCTTTTTTGGTCATAACGGTCAGGATTTTCTCCCCATCCTCTTTTTCGATAATGCAATAAGCTCCTGCGATTGGATTGTCTGCATTAACCCAATCCGTTTCATGGCTAACAAAAACTTTCCGACCGTTTTCGTTCTTAATTTGGAATTTGTCACCCTCATAGATAACTTCTGCATAAATATCTTTCACTTCTGGTAATTGCTTAACAACTTTCATAGTGCCAAAATATGACCTAGTCAACTTAACAGTATTTCCGTAAGGGATAAAATAGCACTGAGTCTTTGCTGGGCTAAGCCCTTGAGTTACCATGTCAAGGAGTGCATTGTAGATACTATCTTGAGTGCACATCTGGAGCAAATTCCCACTGCTGGAATTTTTTAGAGCATAATATGCTGAACTGAGTGCATTGCTGACACTGTAATTTGAAGCAATCATTAGTCCCTCGTTTTGCATTTCTCCAATGCGCGCTGCAACTGGTGATGTAATTTGTTTTTGTGTTAGTTCGTTAGTCATTTTCTTCTACCTTTCGTCTTCTTCAAATTCCAATTTTCACGCTTTAAGCGTCGATTTTCGTTTTGTAATCTCAAAATAACGTCTTGTTGTTCATTGATAATCTGCCCCATCTCTCGGCCAAGATGAATATAGTCAGAGCGCAAGGTGCCATTATCTGCGTATAACTCTTCAATCATACTTCATCACCCACATATCGATACTGTCCACATCCAACATAGATGTACTGGCTAGGGTCAAGTTCTTCTCGTGGTTCAGGTGGCTGCATTATATCTCTGTCATAATCAAACATGAGCATCTCCTTTGCTCTATCCCAAATACTTTGCACAGCGTGCTCTTCGTGGTTCTGGTAAGGCTAATGGCTCAGGTCGCAATCCTTGAGGCGGTTCGTTGTCAAATGTGAAGCCCTTGAACTCCCGACGGATATTCTTGCGGATTTGTTCTCTTTCAATCTCACGACCCATTTCAAGCAATTCATTACAAGTTCTAATCACTTGCGTATCATACTCTTCTTGAAGTCGTTTTTCTTCCTCTTTTTGTTTTTCTAACTGATGAGCTAGAATCCCTGCGCTAATAAATCCCAAAATCACTACGCCGGTTCCTAAAAGCTGACTAATTAATGGTGGTTCAAACATTTCTTCTCTCTCCTTTATTTCGCTAACTGACTTTGAAACCGTAGTACGTCGTTCAAGTCATATAAATACTTACCGCCTTTAGCATTTTGCTGGTAGCGGAATTTCCCTGCGTCTCTGAAATCTTCGATTTTCTTGCGCCCCCAGCCCGTCTTTTCCTGAACATCTTTAATCGAAGCCCAGTTCGTTCCTCTTGCCACTCGCATTTTAGCTTCAGTCATAGCTTTCACATTCAACTGGACAAGCTCTTCCAACAGTTCGTTTTTAAAATCTTCTCCAAACAATTCCAAAGCCATTGGCAATTTCCTCTCTTTCGTGTTATAATTTAGTTAGTTATTTTAGTATGCGCCTGATTGCCGTCAGGTGCTTTTTTTGTGTTACCTTAGTTCGTCTATTTTGACTTCCAGTGCATCAGCGATTTTGCACATATTCTTAAAAGAAATACGCTCAGTTTTGATATTGCTAATTGTATTTGGACTGATACCAGCTTTTTCAGCTAATTCCTTCTGTGTCATTTCTTTTTCAATCAACAAATGCTTAAACTTCTTCCACACACATTGCTCCTTTCCCAATATATTGTGTTTCAAACATATAAAAACACTACATATTGTTATTTAATTTAGATTATGCTATAATCATCCTTGACTAAGACCTCTCCCGTTTTAGTCAAAATCTAAACAGAAAGGAGGTTCAAAAAATGAGTAAGCTTAGCCATAAGCCAAACCACGTTGTTAAGAAACTAACCTGGGAAAATCTCGATAATATTCTATTATCTTATTTTTCAGAGTCGACTACTGATAAACCTAGCGCAGTAATTCAGTTATCTGATTTTGAAATGTCTAAAGCTGAAATTATCGAAGAAGCAACTGCTCAAGGTTATCAAGTTATCGATAATTCTGATGGTTATTTAGAGTTTCTATAGCGGATTTTAAAGATGATATATTTGTACGATTTACATCGATATCTCTTTTCAACTTAGCAATCTGTTCGTCGGATTGCTTTTTTCTTTTCCCACTATACGGATATCGTCTTGGTCTCATTTCTTCTCCTTCCAAACCAAAGTCCTAAATTAGAAATTTTAAACTTCTCTCTTTTATTTATTTAGAGAAGTAGGACTTGTTGTTAGTTAATATTTATTGTTATTTAATACTTGTTGTTAGTTAGTATTTATTAGTGCCCAAAATCTGACATCTCACTTTCTGACATCTCACTTTCTGACATCTCACTTTTTGGAAAGTCAGAATTAGAATTTGTGGACAACTTTGCAATAGATAAATTTAATCTCTGTTTCATAATATCGAATTGGAAATCAGATATTTTTACATCTGAAAAGAATCTGAATATATGACTCCCTCCATTTCCAGGAGGTTTTTTTCTGATTTTTCGCAAATATCCAGCCTCTTCAAAGATTTTGAAATACTTATCAATTGTCTTCCGGTTAACACCTTTTCGCTTGGCTATCTCCTCTGGATAGACTTGCCAGTTTGGGTGATTAGCCAGCACTACCATCATGATGCCAACAGCTGTAAAATCTAACGCAGGATCGTTGATAAAGCTATTACTAACAGCAGTATAATTTTCAGTCGCATTCTTGAAAGATAAATTGACAATCTAAATTTTTAAAGTCTGTCATAAGTTCTCCTTTCTATTTCTAATCTCCTTATCTACTGCTCATTCAAGTCGTTTCTAGATAACTTTTTCTAGTCTTTTAGAAATAATTTCTACATCTGAGCCGTCCAGTTTCAACTGGTCGGCTTTTTCATTTAAACGAGCTTCGACAACTTGGTTAATTTCAAACCATTCTCGTTTTGTAAATCGGCTTCTGAATTTTAGAAATTCGTTTAGTTTTTCTTTCATACCCTTGTCTTACTTTCTAGCGCCCTGAGTTCAATCTCATGGCTTACTTGTTTCAATAGCTTCTCACACGCTATTTTTGCTTCTCTGTACGTTGTGTTCTCGCTGATGAAGTAATCAGCAAGTTCGATGATTTTATCTTCCATTCAACCTCCTATATCAGTCTCAAGACTGATGTAATATCTTTCTAAATTGCTATAATAATCTTGACTAAGACCTCTCACCGTTTTAATCAAAATTCCAATAGAAAGAAATGATAATTATGGATCCTAACCAACTTAAAGACTTTCTTCCTCTTGTTACAGGATTTTTAGGAGGAGCTACTTCATCTGGTGTGTTCGCTGGACCTATTAAAACACTGCAAGATTGGTGGTATATAAATTATGGTCACGACATTTCTTCTCAAGCAGCGTTATTGCGTGCAAAAAACGAAATTGATGTCGAGAATCTCAGAAATAGCACACTTCAACAAGTGGCTACTATCCCACCAGAGAATGTTCAAGAACCTCCTCTAAAAATATTAGGCCCTGCATTGGAAGCATCTAAGTATTATATTGAGGAAGAAGAGTTGCGTTCTATGTTTGCGAAAATATTAGCAAGTTCATTTGATGATCGAAAGAACTCGATTATACACCCATCTTTCGTTGAAATTATCAAGCAACTAGATGTAACAGATGCACGTATTCTCCAATTTTTAAAAGAACAGAACCACGTAGCAGGATCCCCAATCCCTATCATGAATGCTGTCATAAATTCTGATAGTGCTTCTAAAATAATATTCCCAATCATATACTTTATAAATGGAACTGAAGGAATTGATGAATTGTCTCCATCTTTAACGAACTTAGAGCGACTAGGTCTGTTAAACATTAATGATGATAGATATTCTGCGACGGACTCAGACTATGATTTCATTAGAACTAACTCCAGCGTTCAATATATGCTTGAAATTCATCCAGAAATTAGTCTTGAAAAAATGTGTTTTTCTGTCACTCCTCTTGGAAAGAATTTTTTGGAAGTTTGCTTATGATATCTTCAGCAAATTTCTTAACACTTGATGTTTCGAAATCCATATATTTTTTGTACAGTTCATTTACTTTATAAATGTGGTAATGCATCATAGTAGATGTCACAATAAAAGATGTTAAAATTGAAATTATCAATGATTCCATAGGTCCTCCTTACGATCTCTCAAGAACTTGTGAATCGTTCAAAGAGATCTTAGCATCTAACTCATCCAACTTCTCAGCTATATAGGTCACGGTCCTCAATACTTCGTTGAGGGCTGTTCTTTCTAGTTCGTTCTTTTTTCTACCCCGCTACTTCATCTTCACTCAAAAACTTGTTGATAAAATACTGCTGGCCTTTGCCAGTGACCTTAGTTGTTGTGTTGACAGTAGTATGACCGTCAGCATGGTTGATATTTGTCTTTTTCAACTCAAACAGACCTAACTGCATGCTTTTCTGTGTTGGTTGGTTCCAAGACTCTCCACGGCGACTAATGAGGTAACCGTTAGAGCGTAACCACTGGAAGAGCTTGTTTTGACCAATGTCAATCCCATTCTGTTTCAGAATTTTAGCTAGTTCACCGATTAGACAAGATGACTTGCTTGCACTCACTGCATCCGCAAATAGCACTTTAGGACGGTCAGCCTCAATCTGCGCTTCCAGCTTGTGGACTTTCTTATCCGCCATGAGCAAGGCTCTTGCCATAATCTTCTCAGGACTGTTGAAGTCCTTTTCTACTTGAATGAAGTACTGACGGACTTCTTTTCCTTTGTCAGTTCGCTGAATCATGGCAATTTCCTTAGCCATGTCTAGTTTGATGATGTGGTCTACTTGATTAGTTGAGTTTCCTTGAGCTGTTACTCTTTTTTGAGTAATAGCTAGATAGTCTTGATTTTCAATAAAACCGTATTCTGTCATACGATTAAACCAATCATTGTATCGAGTTTTAACTCCCAATGCCTCATGCAACTGACGACCAGATACAATCGGCTCGTGATTGTCATTCACAGTCACTTTAATAATTTCGTTCATGTTTTTCCTCCTACTCAATCCCGTAATCTTCAATAACCTGAAGAATGAAACTGTTGGCTCGTGGTCCCTTCGTCGTCCCACTCAGAATATTTGTTACTTCCTGTCGCTTAAAGCCGTATGCAACTGCTAGAGTTGCTTTTTTGATACCCTTATCTTTTAAGAAAGCATTAACTCTTTCACGACCGTTTGTGATATCTGGCATATAAATTTTTCCTTTCAATCTTAACTTGTCCAAGCTGACTTCCAGTGCATCAGCGATTTTGCACATATTCGTCCACGACATCTCTTTTAATCTTCCAGCCTTTAGGTTAGAAAAATTAGATGGATGGACATTTGATTCTTTGGCCAATCTGTACATTGACCAGCCTTTTATTTTTAATTGTTTTTCAATTTTATCCCACATCTAAAACACAATATGTTGTGCTTTTCAAGCACATTTAATCCTTTCTTATACAATATGTTGACAACAAAATATATTTGGGTTATAATATATCTTGACTAAAACGATTTGATAAGACCTTTCCAACTCCTTATGAAAATCGCAAGTCAAATAATTAAGAAAGGAGGATTGCTTATGGCAAAAAATACCAAGCAGACCTCTGCTAAAGTCGCCACCAAAGCAAGCAAGGCTCTTCGCGACGGACGTTCTTCTGCTCGAACAAAGTCTATCGCTGGATCGGCGCTTTCACAGACTCGTAAAAAGTAATACGATATAGTCTGAGTTTAAAATATAGCTTTTTCCTTTTTCAGAAACTTTTATAAGATTCTGGTTTGGGAAAAGCTTTTTTATTTCTTCAGGAACTTCTTGAATATCGCACTCCCCGAAAGAAATTTCTGAGTCTATCGTTGTAATTCCACTGACTTTTATGTCCCTTCCCTCCTTTTTCAAAAAATAAAAATGCCCTATCTAACTGATAGAGCATGTGATATAATAGTGACGGCACTAACGATATAGCCTCTGAAAGGAGGTGAGTCCCATTGGAATTACTTTTCACACTTATCCTTGCCCCGCTCTTGGTCAATTTAGCAACTAAATTGATCAGCGACTGGCTGGATAGCAAGCAGGACAAGGACAAACGTTAGTGTCCAGCCCACAAAAAAATCCCCTGGTATTTGCGGTACTAGGGGATTTGTGTTCCATTGGAACTACTTTTCAATTCCCCTATATTATCTCATATCTATTTTCAGTTGTCAAAGAAAACCTCTAACAAGCTGAACTATAAATGTGGTATAATAGTGACGGCACATCTGCCTTAGAAGGGAGGTGGAGCCTATGGTAGATTACATCTTCACAAATATTATTCTACCCTTGGTGGTCGGTATCGTCCTGATAGTCATCGAAAAATGGCTAAACAAGAAATAGCGACCAACCCACCTTTCTAGCGTAGACTAGAAAAAGCCCTTGCTTTTGTGGTTATCAGCAGGGGCTTTTTTGTAGTTATAGTAGACTACATCTTCACTTCTCCCCTATTATCTCACATGCTCTATTCAATTGTCAAGGAGCAAGTAAACAAGAAACAACTAAATTTTTAACTATTTTTTGTACTTTTTTATTGACAAAGTCTATAATAAAGTCTAAAATGAAATCATAACAAAAACACTAATAAAACTATAAATACCGTTCGCCAAAACATTTTTATAATTTATTTCTTAGTTGTTTTTTTAGTTGTAACTTACTTACAAAAACTATTCTATACTTTTTTCTAGATTATGTCAACACTTTTTTCTAGAATTTTAGAAATATTTTTTGTGATACCCTTAGAAAGGTTGATTTAACAATGTTTTCAACGCTAGAAAAAATTAAAGAATTAGCTAAAAAAAGAGGGATTCCTCTAGCAAAACTAGAAGAAAGTCTAGGATATAGTACTAATTATTTCTATACTTTAAAAACGAAAACCCCAAACTCTGACCGCCTACAAGAAATCGCTGACTACTTCAACGTATCCACCGACTACCTGCTCGGACGAACGGATAACCCAGTTATCGCTGGGGATACCGTCACTACTCCAGACGGCCGTATCGTTGACCTATCCAATCTTCGCGAACGTGTTGTCCTGTTCGATGGAAAGCCATTATCAGACGACGATGTAGACAAAATTGCACAAATCATTAAACTCTCTTTGGGGGTATCGGATATTGAAAGTAAATGAACTACTAGATGAATACCAGGTCACACTCTATCTCTTCCCAGAAACTATGTGGGAGCGAAAAGGCTTCTATTTCCCCGATGAGCGCATTATTTACGTCAATGGGGATTTACCCCTAGAGGAACGAGAAAAGGTCATCCTGCACGAATTGGGGCATATAAACCACAATCCAGCACATTACAAGCGATTGCTATACAAATACGAGAACGAAGCAGACCGCTTCATGATTAGACATCTCATCTCTGAAGAACTCGCACAGTACGAAGTATCAGACTTCAACTGGCTCCAATTTGCTGAAAGACACAAGATTTCGACAACTTGGGGTGAAGATATGATTCAGGAAGAGTTTAAGAATATTGTAGGAGTGTAAATATGGTCTATATCAAAGAACTTAAAATAAAAGATTTCAGGTTGATAAAAGAGTTGTCTTTTCAACCATCAAATTACGTTAATATAATTTCAGGAAAAAACGGAACTGGAAAATCTACAATTCTTGGAATGATTGCCCAAGGTTTTTCATATAATAATAAAGTCATTGAATTTATTTCTCCAGAGTGTCAAGAACTTAATAAAACAAAATTTTCTAAATTAGACCGTGACCAAGATTCAGAACTTATAACTGAGTATAATTCCATTCTTACTCATTTTGGTAAACCATTTGAATCCTCTTCAAATGAACATTTTAAACTGTCTGAAAAAGATATTAGAGAAACCGAACATATCAATATAACTTTAGATAATAATGAACACTTCAAACTTAAAACTACTAATCATAAAGACAGAATCTTGCCTCGTTTTGTAACTAGACGGGATAATAATGAATCCGCCAATTATATCCATCCTGTTATTTACCTTGGTCTTGATCGACTAACACCATTAGTCAAAACTAGAAATAAAAATTTTGTTCTTGATATTTCAGAACAAGATAAGGAAGATATCCATATTTTATATAAATCCGTATTGCTTAAAGATTATCCTAATAATTTAACTGCCACTGAGACTAATACAAAAAAGCAAACTGCTGCATATATAGATCCTGAACGTACAATAGAAATGATTTCCTCAGGAGAAGATATTGTTGGACAACTATTACTTGCATTGTATTCATTTAAAAAATTAAAAGATAATTATCCGGATGATTATAAAGGTGGAATTTTATTAGTTGACGAAGTTGATGCAACACTATACCCTGCTGCACAAAATAAACTTCTCGATATATTTTTAGAAAAAGCTCGAGCATGGAATATACAAATATTCGTAACTACTCATTCACTTACTCTTTTAGAACATCTTGAAACAGAAAAAATAAAAAACCAAAGAGTAAATCGCGATGTTAAAATTTTTACAACCAATGAATCTGATATTTCAGATATCAAAATAACTGAACTTGACTTTTTATATAAGTTTAAAAATGAATTACTAGCCCAAGTAAATCAAGAACTAATATTAGATAAAGTAAAAATTTATTTTGAAGACTCTGAAGCATATTTTGTTTTCAAAAGTCTAATTCAAGGATTTAAAGATAGTAATAATTTAGCTATTTCAAAAAGAATCAAGTCGATCAATGGAGTTAGTATTTCTTCAAGCCAATATCAATCGCTTCACAAACATAAAGTTCCTGAATTTACAAAAAACTCCATTATATGTTTAGATGGTGATCAAGAAATAGACAATAGTAAGTACAAAAATTTTATTACCCTACCTAATCATGGCTCAAAAGTTAATCCAGAAGAATTTGTTTTTGATATATTAAACGATCCAAACTCTGGATTTTGGAAGCAGACTAATGATGGCTATAATTATTCAGTTTTTATGAATAATCCCAAGTACCATGTTCTAGAATTCATAAAGAACGGCTCATATGAAGAAGAATATAAAAAACAAAATGGTACATACAAAAATACAAAACCTAGAGAAGTTTGGAAGGATTGGTTTAATGATGAAAAATCAAATTGGAAAGGGCAAAATAATCCAATAGTGTATTGGAAGAATAAGAATCTTGATTCTGTTAATGAATTTGAAAAATCATTAAAAAAAGCATACGATTTTGTGGCCAAAAATAATAAAATACCTGGATTATAAAACTGGCCAAAATTTTTTAAATAGGGTATTATAAATAGAAAGGAGGAATGATTTATGAAAAATATTAGCCCTTTAAGATATCCAGGTGGAAAGTCTCAAATTTACGATTATGTTAGAGAGCTCGTTGTAGCTAACAATTCAACAACTTATATTGAGCCTTATATGGGCGGAATGGGAATTGCTTTGAGGTTACTTTTTAATAATGACGTAGAAAAAATCATGGTAAATGATTTTGATAAAGCAATTTATGCTTTTTGGTATTCTGTGTTAAATTATACTGAACAGCTGATTAAAAAAATTGAGACCACACCTGTCACTATCGAAGAATGGAAAATTCAAAGAGATATCCAGAATAATAAAGATAATTGTGAGGATCTGCTTTCTCTAGGTTTTTCAACTTTGTTCCTCAATCGTACAAATCGTTCAGGAATTATAAAAGCAGGTGTAATTGGTGGATTAAAACAAGACGGAGATTACAAACTTGATTGTCGATTCAATAGAGAAAAAATTATTGAGAAAATTACATTGATTGCATCTCTAAAAAAACGTATTAAACTTTATAATATGGATGCTGAAAAGTTTATTCGTTTAAATATTTCTAGAACAAAAAATTCTTTTACATTTTTTGATCCACCTTATTATAAAAAAGGACCTGGATTATATACAAACTTCTATAATCATGAAAATCATCTTAGTTTAGCCAAATCCATAAAAAAATATATGTCTAATAAAAATTGGATTCTTACATATGATGTTTCTGATGAAATTTTTAAAATGTATAGCAACCTTAGGAATGAAAAGTATTATCTAAATTATTCTGTGACAAAACCTAGTAAAGGAATTGAATATATTTTTTACTCGGAACAATTAATTATTCCAAAAGAAACACAATTTTTGAAAAAAGCTTAAATAAAAATCCCCACACTCGCCATCGCCAAACTTTGAGTGTGAGGATATCCAGTATAGTAAAAGGCATTAAAAAGCCCTTTTTACTATACCCATTTTATCAAGAAATGAGGTAAAAATCAATGGAAATAAAGTCTTATAAAAAGAAAAACGGCGAGACGGCTTATGGTTTCATAGTCTATGTTGGAAAAGAAAATGGAAAAAGTAAGTACGCTCGAAAAAAAGGGTTTGCTACAAAAGCAAAAGCAAGGGCAGCACTACTCCAACTTCAAGAAGATATAGAGAATGGAGAACAGAGCAGGAAAGAAATCACGGTTGAAGAGATTGCTAAAAAATGGCTTAAAGATTACTCTGAAACTGTCCAAGAAAGTACCTACATCAAGACTTCTAGGAATTTCAAGAATCACATCTATCCAGTTTTTGGCAATAAGAAAATAGCTAGTATCACTCCTCTTCAAATGCAAGAGCAGGCCAACGAATGGTCCAGAAAATTAGTCTATGGTCGTAAATTAAAAGGATTGATGAATAATGTTTTTAAATACGCAATCAGGCATGGATATATCGATACTAACCCAGTTGATAGTGTAATTACATCAACAAGAAAGAAATCAGATAACAAGAGCGACTTTTACAACAAAGATGAACTTCAAAAATTCTTAAAACTTGTTGCTAAAACAAAGGATCTAGAGAAGATAACTCTATTCCGTCTTCTGGCCTTCACAGGAGCAAGAAAAGGGGAAATTTTAGCCCTTGAGTGGAATGACTGGACAGATAATACTCTGGACATAAATAAGGCCATTACAAGAGGTTTTGCAGGCGAAGAGATAGGCAACACCAAAACGGTAAGCAGTAATCGACTAATCAGTCTGGACAAGAAAACAAAAAGTATTTTGAAAAAATGGAAAAAGCAAAATCCAAACACCAAATACATTTTTGAAAATGAATTTAAAAAGCCAATTCCAAGCACTCTACCCAGAAAGTGGCTTATCAAAATTGTGGAAGGCAGCGACTTGCGTCCAATTAAAATCCACGGCTTCAGACATACACATGCCAGCCTTTGTTTTGACGCTGGTATGACTTTGAAGCAAGTCCAACATCGTCTAGGGCATTCTGATTTGAAAACGACCATGAACGTCTATACTCACATAACTAAGCAAGCAAAGGATGACATCGGAGAACGCTTTGCCAATTATATTGATTTTTAAACACGACAGACCTTCTTCAAAAAGAGGGTCTGTTTTAGGGTCTGCCTTTTTCGCAAAAGAATACCAAGGAATACCAAAGATAAAAATAAAAAACGTTGATTTAACAACGTTTTACCAAGGAATTCAAAAGAATGCAAAGGAATAATGGAGCCGGTGGGAGTCGAACCCACGTCCAAACACCTGCCAACATATTTGTCTACAACCATAGGTTATGTATTAGTTTAACAGTCCCTCGACACATAACTCAAGCCTAGAAACTGCGAGTCTATCAATCTCTTATCAAGCCGCTAGACAAGACTCAATCGTATCTCGCTAATAATAAGACCTGTCATTGAACACGAGCAATCCAAATCGGGTCACGCCTGCTGGTTTTTAGGCAGCTAGAGCGTAAGAAGTGTTATTTTTTGCAGTTATATTTAACTGAGCGTTTACGTCGCCACACGAGTCGCAAAATATGTCTCATAATGCCTGTCGAATCCGTAACGACCCCAAAAGACAATAAAATCATTATACCTTATCTAACTCAAAAATGCAAAAAGAAAATCAATTAA